ATTGTCCGACAATATGAGCAAGAATTTGAAAAGAAGCTTTTAACGACGGCTGCATTATCAGAGGGTAGTTACTTTAAATTCAATATGAATTCATTGCTACGTGGTGATATGCAGGCTAGGGCTAATTTTTATCAGATTATGCGACGCAATGGTATTTATACAACTAACGATATTTTGGATTTGGAAGATTTGCCTGAATCAACGGATGAATATGCTGATAAATTATTTGTTTCTGGTGATCTTTATCCAATTGATATGGATCCAACACAAAGAAAGGGGGTGACAAAAAATGCCACAGAAGACACCAAAGAAGTTCTGGGAAATGACCCAAACAAGTAACGACAGTGCCAACATTAATATCGATGGTGAGATTGTGACTGATACATATTTTGAATCTGATACCAGTGGTGCATCTTTTAGGGATGACTTGAAGCAATTAGGTGATGTTAAAACCATTAATTTACATATCAATAGCCCTGGTGGTTCAGTATTTGAAGGTATTTCGATCTTTAATCAGTTAAAGCAGAATAAGGCAACCATTAATGTTTATGTAGATGGTTTAGCAGCATCAATCGCAAGTGTCATCGCAATGTCGGGTGACACTATTTTTATGCCTGAAAATGCAATGATGATGATTCATAATCCCATGACAGTAATTATGGGAAATGCTAATGAATTGCGTAAACAAGCTGATGATTTGGATCGTATTCGTGAAACTTCAGTTTCAACATATTTATCAAAATCTAATGGAAAAATTTCAGAAAAAGATTTGAAGCAACTTATGGATGATGAGACATGGCTGACTGCGAAAGAAGCTGTTGACTATGGACTTGCTGATGAAATTCTTGAAGCTAATCAAGCAGTTGCATGTGTAGTTCCAGACAATTTGAAGAGCATGTTTCAGCATTTGCCATCTCAAATAGTTCATGAACAAAATCAAATTTCCGATGAACGTAAAGAAATGATTCAGAAATCAAAAGAAAAAAATGAAGCAATCAAACAAACATTAGGAGGAATAATGTAATGCCAGTAACTTTATATCAAATGAAAGACAATCTTTCCCAATTGGGTCAAGAATTGCAACAAGTTAATGATGAAATCTCAATGAAAGCTGGGAATCCATCAATCCCCGACAAAGAACTAAATGATCTAAGTCAAAAAGCCGATGGACTTGAAACACGTTTTAATATGTTGAAAGCTCAAGTCGATAAGAAAGAAAAACTTGAATCAAGTAAAGGTAAAGGATTCAAAGATTCAATGAATCCAAAGGAAAAGAAAACTCACGCCTATGCTCAATTAATCCGTTCGGTTATGCGCAACGAAGCACCGTCAAAAGAAATTCTTCAAGCTCTTGGTGATGATAATGGCTCTGGAGAAAATGGAACTGGTGGTCAAGCGTTCCTACCAGTGACTGTTTCAAATCAAATTATTTCCGAACCTTTAGACGATAATCCACTTCGTCAAGATGAAACTGTTTCAGGAATTACTAATTTGATTCTTCCACGTGTGCGTTTTCAAATTGATGATGATGATTTTGTTGATGATCAAGAGGTAGGTAAAGAGCTTAAAACCAAAGGTGATACTGTAACATTCGGTAGATTTAAGACAAAGATTAAGGCTGCACTCTCAGAAGCAATTTTATTGGGTACGGATACTGCCTTGGTTTCATATACAAATGCTGCACTTCAAGCTGGTTTAGCAGCAAAAGAAAAACGTGTTGCTTTCGCTAAGAGTCCAAAGACTGGCGAAGAACACATGAGTTTTTATAGTACGGAAGTTGGTATCAAATCTATTGATGGAACTACAATGTTTGATGCTATTACTAATGCAGCTGCTGATATTCCTGATGGATTTCAAAATGGTATGAAAGTTTATATGACACGTCCTGCTTACATGGCTATGATTAAGGAACTTGTAAATAATAGTGGCGATTTATTTGGCAAAAAGCCTGAAGAAATCTTAGGATACCCAGTACGTTTCAATGAATTAGCTACTACTCCAGTAGTTGGTAATTTTACATATGCTCAACTTAATTATGAAATTACTCAAACATTGTACGAACAATGGAAAGATTATGATAAGGGAATCAATTACTTCCAATTGACTGCATGGTTTGATCATCAAATTCTTCTAGCTTCAGCATTCCGTTTGGCTAATGTGACAGCGGGAAAATAGATTCCCCATCTGGGAATGATGGGGCCAAAACATTTGACCCGAATGGTGATGTAAAACCAACTGCAACTCAGACAGTTGCTGAAATTACTGCTTGGTTGAAAGCACATAGCATTGACACCACTGGAAAGACAACTAAGGATGACTTGTTGGGATTAGTTCCTACTGAGTAGGGATGGTGATTAAATGTCTGATGAAAAACAAGATAATGTTGACCAACTAATTGATAATCTTCGAATTGATAACGCTGAGAATGATGAAATTTCAATGTACCGAGATGTTGCAATTGATTTCATGATTTCAGCAATCGGTGGAACTAAAGAAGATGAATTTTACCAGGACAATTCGAGATTTAATTTAGCAGTTCAAATGCTAACGGATTATTATTACAAAAATAAGTCTGCAACGACCTCAAGTAAGGAGAAAGAAACTTACTATGGCGTACAGACTTTTATTTTGCAACTGAAACCTGAATATCAATTTTGGAAGGAGGCTCAAGATAGTGGCAATAGCTCAAACGGGTGATCTGAATCAAAAGATTCAAATTGTTTCTAAAGGTGAATTATCAACTGATGAATTTGGTGATCCAACACCAGGGGAAAACCAAATAATTTATCAAAGACTCTTTGCTATGGAACGAACCAAAAAAGCTGATGAAATTGCCGAAAATTTGGAAGCCTTCAGAGATCAAGTACAGTTCATTATACGTCATCGAAGACGAACCGAGCCTCTCATCACGTCTGACATGATCCTAATTCACCTGGTAAAACCCGAAAATATTGAGTATCAAATAACTGCATTTGATTCCGATACCCAATACGGTCAGTGGGATGTAATTCTTTGTGAAAGGATTGGTCAAAAATGAGTTTTAGTTTAGATGAAGATGTAACTGCAAACCTTTCATCTTTAGGACGAAAAGGAAAGATAATTCGAAATAAGGCTTTAAGAGTTGGTCGAGATGTTGTGATCCAAAATCTCGAATCTAATACTCCATATGAGAATCAATCTGATCGTTCTTGGAAAGCTCAACGTGAAATGGATAAACGAACTGGTCATAAGACCACCTTCAAACATTTGAAGGACGATATTGTTTATTCAGGCGTTGATCAGACCGGTGCAATTAAAGTTGGTTTTGGTAAAGACACATATTGGCGTGCACACTTTGTTGAATTGGGAACAATTAACCAGGCACCTCAACCATTCATATCTAATACCCTCAATCAAAGTCAAGAAGAATATAAAAATGTCTTGGAAAAAACAGTGCGGGAGGAGTTGAATTTATGATTCGTTCTGCAGCTATTCAGGTTGGCAATTTAATTAAAAAGATGAATATTGGATTTAGTGATTCGAACCTTTTCGTTAATAAGACGATTCCTGAAAAGAATCTTCAAAATAAAGCGTTTCCGATTATTCAAATTAATACGTTACCAACCAAGTCGTATGACTATGCAAGTAATCGAAAAAATTTTGAAATAGTCAGTTGTCAGGTGAATATCTTGGTAGCAACTAATCGTGAAGTAGAAAAATATCACAATTTAATCGAATCAAATTTAAGCACTCATCAGTTTGAGTGCTTTTTTGATTCCCAAGAAGGAGACGAAAACTATGAGGTTCAACGTCTAATTCTTCGTTTTAACAAAATACAAAATATAAAGGAGATTTTTTAAATGGTTGAAAAAGCATTGAAAGCTATTGGATCTATGGGATTCAGACGTATTTTTCTCGGTGTTATGGATGATAACGAGAATGTCATTAAGGTTGTCACGATCGATGAAAGTTCTGGTGGTACTATCGAGCTCAAAACTTCCGGATTTTCGGGTCAATTAAATGTTGAATATGCATCAAATATCGCTTATTTCGTTTCAGACGCTGGTACTGGTACTGGAAAAATCGAACTATCGATGATGGAAATTCCATCAGATGTTTCGACTGAGATTCTTGGCGATACGGTCGATGAAAATGGAATTTATTCAACAACATCTGACGTTAAACAACCGTATGTAGCAATTATTGCTGAAGCTCAAGATTTGAATCAAAAGCCTATGTGGATCGGTGTTGCTAAAGCTAAATTTGCTACAACT